AAACTAATCAGTAAAGCACCTGAAATGTACGAGACATTGAAAGAGATAATTAGATTAAAGTCATTAATAAAATATACTGGAAACATCCCGGAAAGCCAATATGGTGAGGCTGTTTCTATTGATTATTTAATATTAAAAACCGAATCAATTCTTAAAGAATTAGAATTATGAATGAATTAAAAATGTTAAAAGAGCCTTTAGATATTGAGGACATTGATTTTAGAATTCAATCAATCAATAAGGGCGGTTATGCAACGATATTAGCTTACAAGGATGCGCGTGTTGATATGAAGCGATTAGATGCCGTCTTAGGTCCAGAGAATTGGCAAAGAGACCACAAAGAACTTAAAGGGAACATCTATTGCGGTGTTGGTATAAAGTGCGGTGAGGAATGGATATGGAAATGGGATTGTGGATCTGAAAGCTTTACGGAAAAAGAAAAAGGCGAGTCCTCAGATAGTTTTAAAAGGGCTTGTTTTAATTGGGGTATTGGTAGAGAATTATATGATTATCCGGTAATTCAAATTAAATTATTAGATAATGAATTTGATCGAACAAACGGAAAGCCTACTTGGGATTTTAAATTAAAAGAATGGAATTGGATAAGCGAATTTGATAAAAAAGGTAAATTAATCGGATTAGCTGCAAAGGATCAAAACAAAAAATTAAGGTTCAAATTTGGAGAATTTACACCAAAAGAAGATAATACAAAAAAATTAGCTGAAGCAATAGATGCTGAAGTAAAAACTAAATAACATGGAAAAGAAACAATCATTATTTAACATTTCAATTAACTATAATGAGTTAATGAATGAAATAGAAGCGGCTGAAGGAGTTTTAACAGATGATCAAATTGCAGCCTTAGAAATAACAGAAACACAATTACAATCTAAATCTATTGCTTATTTGGAGGTAATAAGAGGTAAAGAAGCTATTATAATGCAAATTGATGAAGAAATAAAGCGTTTAACAGCCATGAAAAAGGCAAATAACAATATTGTATCAAGGTTAAAAGATAATCTATTAATGGCCGTTAATTCGTTTGGTGGTTTTGAAGTTGGATTAACTAAGTTTGGAACTAGAAAAAGCCAGTCTATTAATGTTGAAGATGTAAATACATTGCCAAACGAATTTAAAACAATTAAAGTTACTGAATCGGCCAATAAAAAGGAATTGAAAGATGCTATTAAAAGAGGTGAAGCGATTGAAGGTGTTGAATTAGTAGATAATTTATCTTTAAAGATTAACTAAATGAAGTACGATACATCAAACGAACTAGAAAAAGAATCTGCTAAAACACGTTTTAACGCTCTTTTAGACACTCAAAAGGTAATTGAGGTAAAAGAGGTTAGAAATAAACGTAGTTTATCACAAAATGCTTATTTACACGTTTGTATCACTTTATACGCTATTGAGTTTGGAAGTACATTAAACGAAGCTAAAACATATTTGAAAAGGGCGTGTAGTTTTATGGTGTATGAAAAGGATGGTAGTAAGTATTTAAAGGAAACTAAAAAGATGGATAGTAAGGAGTTAACAGAGTTTATTGAATGGATAAGGAACTATTCAGCACAAAACGGTTGTTACATCCCAACAAGTGAGGAATATTTGACTAATAGAATATCAATTGATAATGATATTGAAAGGCATAAACAATATTTGTAAATTAATCTCATTCATTTTCAAGTAGTTAGCGTTTTTTATTAAAATTAAATTGTTTTTTACTTGTGTTGTATTACAAAGTGTGTTACATTTGTAGAGTATTAAGAAACAAACTAAAACTTAAAAAGATGAAAAAAGGAATATTAGTATATCACAATAATTTTGAAAGAGGAATAGTTGAAAACGTATCACCTTCAGGATCTATAATTAGTGTTAGATTTAAAAACTTTGGTTACAAAGCTGTTCTAAGTTCAACACTAGAAATCATAAGATAAAAAAAGGGGGTGAAATTCCCCCACTAACTAAATGAGAGAACTAATCGAATCGGCAATATACGGATTAACAATAGGATCATTATTAGCTTTGACTATTGCCTATATAATTTTAAGAATTAACTATTAAAACAAACAGAATGATTGATATTATTAAATTCTACTTTAAAAAACTAAGTGAGAATAATAAAAGAATAATGTGGGTTGCACTAAATAGAAATATGTATCCCGAAAATGAAGATTTAACAACTCTTATTTATAAGTTGATAAAATTAATAGATGAAGGTGAAAATTTAAATATAAAAATATCCAAACATCATATAGAAATAAGTAATTATAATTTTAATGTAGTGTTATGGAATGCTAATAAATATTATTCTTGGTTATCTATTAACAATATAAATGGAGTTAGATATAATGGTCAACAACCATCAAATAATGCTAAGTATGATTTCTATTTATGCTTAAAAAGAAATAACTATGACAATGTAGGTAGAATGAAAGGTAAAATAGATTTTAGTAAAATAAAGTGTTAATTTAAAAACAAACAGAATGAAAGCAACAACACAAAAACAAGAGGTAAAAAACCACCTAGAAAAGTTTGGACATTTATCATCCATAATAGCAATTAAAGAATATGGTATAACACGTTTGGCTGATGTTATATTTAGGCTTAGAAATGATGGTTTAAATATTAGCACCTTAACGGATGATCACACTAATAGGTATGGAAATAAAGGTACTCATGCAGTATATCAATTAAACAAATAAAGATGAAAGTAAACGCTAATTATTTTTGTTATCCGGGTACAGTTCATGTATTAGTAGGAACAAAAGATAAAAACCCTAGAGAAGTAATAGATACTATTTTTGCTGTTGTTGAAATGTCAACTGGGATATGTAAGTTTGAAATACTGGCAAAAGATAGAACAAGAAAAGTTAAAGAAGCTAGACAATTATTTCATTATTTAGCTGATGAAATGACAACTGAAACATTAACCAGTATAGGACAAATTACAAAGCGTTCACATTGTACGGTTATACATAGTTTAAAGGTTGTTGAGGGTGTAATGAGTTACAATAAAAAACTTTTTAGTAAAGTTGATGCAATGAAAAACGAAATTACTAGAAGGGTTAACGTAGAAACAGAAAGAAGAATAGTAAATAATTAATTATGAAAGTAACTGATAAAATAACGATTACCAATGAGGACAACATGGAACTAATGGATCGATACCCCGACAACTATTTTGACCTAGCTATTGTTGACCCGCCTTATGGGATAGATATTCATAAGATGAATTACACACAATCAACTAAGGGAGGGCTTGCTAAAAGAAAAGATTATAGTAGTGTCGGAGATTGGGATTCTAACACTCCAGACGAAAGTTATTTTAATGAATTAATGAGAATATCTAAAAATCAAATTATTTGGGGGGGTAATTATTTTAATTTGCCATTAACTAAAAGCTGGTTAATTTGGGATAAAAGGACACATGACAAGTATTCAACTGATTTTGCCGATTGCGAAATGGCTTGGAACAGTTTTAACAAACCCGCTAAAATTTTTAGATGGTTATGGAGTGGAATGATACAGCAAAACATGAAGCAAAAAGAGGTAAGATTTCACCCAACCCAAAAACCAGTTAAACTATACGAGTGGTTACTAGACAACTACGCTAAGGAGGGAGATAAGATACTCGACACTCATTTAGGTAGTGGGAGTATTGCGATAGCTTGTCATAATAGAAAGTTTGAATTGATAGCTTGTGAGTTAGACAAAGACTACTACGATGCAGCAATTAAAAGAATTAAACAACATACAGCACAAGTAACAATATTTGATGCTGGAGCATAAATAATAATTAAAATTAAGAAAGATGAAAAAATTAGTATTAGGATTAGCATTATTAGCAACTGGCATCATGTACGGCCAAACAGTAAAAATAGATACAATAGTTGATGAAATGACTGATAAAGTAAGTTATTCAGTAAATGAAGATATACTTTGCATGGCTGAAGATGGAAAAAAGGGCTTTAGGGTTACGCCACATTTTACGGCTAAAAATGGATCATTACACGTTACAAATATTATTATAACTTTTGCTGGTTTAGAAAGTTGCAGCGAGAATAATAAATTGATTATATTATTTGAAGGTGGTGATAAGATTCAGTTAACATCATGGAATAAGTTCAACTGTAAAGGAACGGCTTACTTTTCTATTTTACCAAAGAATAAAAACAAATTAATGAAGTTACCAATTGATAAGATAAGGTTTACAAATGGGCTTTCATACAAGAGTTATACCCATGAGATAGAGTACAAAAACTACTTTGTAGAATTAATTGGTTTATTAAAATAAATAGTATTATATTTGTTGTGTTGTTCGACTCTCACATTAGAATAACAGTAAAAACATTTAAAGCCTTTTGGCGGATTCGGAGTGAGAGCCGATGAAGTTGAAAGGCTTTTTTATTTGCAAAAATTATGATAGAATTAAAAGATAAATTTATTGGCAAAGGTCAAGTAAAAGGGTTTAGGTTTACCCAAATTAAAAAAACTGAATATGGTTTTATATATAGAATACATGATAAAGGTCGTATTTATTATGAGGTTTTTGAAAGGAAGGAAAATAATAGATTTAATTGTGTATCATATCCATCTAATAAGGCTTTTGGAGTTTGGGCTTGGACAACTACAAATTTTTGTAGGGCAGAAGATATACTTCAAGATATAGAAATAAATAAGGGGGCTTCGATATGAAAAAGACTAAAAGAAAAGGGTTTAATTTTTTCAGAAGTTATTACGATGTTTATAACATGATAGATAAAGATTCTGATAAAATAGCATTTATTGAAGCATTATTAGATAAACAATTTTTAGGAAAAAATCCAGTAGGGCTAAAAGGCTTGGTTAATTTTGCTTGGGTAAGTCAAGTTAATAGCATTGATAGCCAAGTTAAAGGATGGGAAGATAAAACTGGTTTAAAATTAACCCCTACCGAAGGGGGGGCTGAAAGGGGTGGAATTACCCCTACCGAACAAGTAGAAGGGAAAGGGGAAGTAAAAGAGAAAGAACAAGTCGTTAGCGAAAAACAAGTTTTAGAAGTTTTCAAACAAGCAAGAACAAAAAAAGGTTTACAATTTAATGTTAAAAAACTAACACACATGGAAAGGGCTAATCTAAATTTATTAAATGATTATACTTTACAAGATTTTGAGTTAGCAATTAAAAACGCTTTAGATAACAAATGGGTAATAAATAACAGTCAAGGTTTCCCAGCCCATGTATTAAAACCAGAACAATTTACTAAATACCTAAATACTGAAGTAAAAAAGGCTTTAACAATTGGGCAATTAATGAACGGGGCAGAATGAAAGTAGATAATAGACATATTGTAAGCTACCTTCAAGATTATCATGCTGGTAATATTTCACAAGGTAAAGGAGTGGATTTAGTAAGACTAGATGAAGCACTAAGATTTAAGCAAGGCCAATTAACAATTATAAACGGTTTAGATAATGTAGGAAAAACTATCTGGATGTTGTGGTATTATTTATGTTTAAGTTATAAGCATGATTTAAAGTGGTGTATTTATAGTGGTGAAAATAAAGCTGGGCAATTAGTAAGGCAGTTAATACAATTTGTAACTGGTAAAAGATTGAGTGAGTTAGGTTTTGATGAAGTTTTGAAATATGAAATTATGATAGGTAAATGGTTTACTTTTATTTCAAATGATAAATTTTATAAATCTGGTGATTTGTTTAAAATATTTGCTGATGGTGATTATGATGGTTGTTTAGTTGATCCGTTTACTGGAATGGACAGAGAATACACACACGCTGCTAATTATGATTTTTTAAATGAGTCTAGGCAGTTTTGCAATGTAACCGGTAAAAGTTTATATGTAAATACCCACGTAGTAAGTGAGGCGGCTAGGCGTACATTTCCAGAAACTCATGCTTGGGCTGGTTATCCATTTCCACCTTCAAAGAGTCAAAGTGAAGGGGGGCAACCTTTCGGAAATAGAACTGATGATTTTATTACAATACATCGTTTAGTAGGCCATCCATCAATGCAGTTTAAAACATTGCTTTATGTAAGAAAAATTAAAGATACTGAAACTGGAGGGAAGGTAACGCCAATAGATGACCCTATTGAATTTGATTTTAATGGTGGTTTAGGTTTTACTGTTGATGGTCAAAACCCATTAAATGCCGCTATAAAAGATGATTTAGAATTAAAGCCTATAACGGTAAATACTAATTTTGAAGATGAAGCACCTTTTTAAAATAAAAGATTATGAAATTTGAATTAAGATTACAAAACGCAAAATTATTTTTAGGAGGTCAATTAGCTTTATATAAAATTGAGTTTGCCAAAGAAGGAAATAATAAATATTTAAAAGTAATGAATGAGTTGAATGATACTATTGAGGTTTTAAATACTTTGGATGAACATTGCAGAACATTAAATAAAAAGAAATGATTAAGCCAAAAGAAAAGAAATGTAAAGGAAGTTCTAAAGCAATTAGTTTAGGTTGTGGTAAAATGGCTTTATTTCGTAAATGGGGGCTTTGTGGTGATTGTTTAAAGAGTTTTTATATAAATACACCCGAAGGAAAAAAAGAACTCTTAAAAGCCACTAAAAAGGTTTCAGCCCCTCGAAAGAGTTTAGAAAAGGCAATTAAATTAAATAAAGAAACGAAAGGAATACAAGCTGCATTAACCAATACCAAACAAGTTGTACATGAAATGGTAAGGCTTAGAGATAACGGAAAGCCATGTATTAGTTGTGGTTGTCAGTGGAATAATGAATTTCAAGCTGGACATTGTTACCCTACTAGATACCGTTCAATAAGATTTAATTTTAATAACATTAACGGCCAATGTGTAGGGTGTAATATTGGTAAGGATGGTAATGAAACACAATATTTAATTAACCTACCAAAAAGAATAGGTGAAAATAGTTTTAAAGAGTTAAAAAAACTTGCTGATGTTGATGGATCATTTAATAAGCATTGGACAAAAGATGAATTATCTAATATAAGAAAAGAAGCAAGGCAGATAATTAAAGAGTTAAAATAAATTAGTATTAATTAGTTTAGTGATACTTTTTGTGTTACATTTGTTTCATGGAAATAACAATAACAGTTCTGCAATTAATGTAGGGTATAATTAAAACTAAAGAAGATGAAGAAAAATTATTATTACATCTTAAAAAGGGGGTATTATTATCGTCCAGATTCTAAAGGATATACTGATAAAAAAGAAGAAGCTGGTATTTACTCTTTCGATGAAATGAAAAAACACTTAGAACATTGCAAGGATTTAACTTGTGAAAAGATTAACCAAAACTAACTAAACAAAACTAATAAAAATGGAGAAATTAGAGATATTACAGATGGCACTAGCCACGATTGAAAGTAAAGACAAACGGATTGAGAAGCTACAAAAGCGGATTGAAGAACTTGAAAAAGCAAACGATAGGAATTTAGTTCTATTAAAAGAACAGAATTTTAAAATATGTAAATTAGAATCTGTTTGCAATTACTTAAATAATTGTGGTGGCTTAGGGCTTGAGAAACATGAATTGATAGAAAATGCTTTAGGTAAGAATGATTAAACTAACTAAACAAAACAAATAGATATGACACTTACAAAAATACAAAACGAAGAATTAGACAGTTTAAAAAATTAAATCAGAAAATATTATGTTGGATAAATACTTAAAGGAATTAGAAGAAATGAGCGAGCGTAAATCTGAATTTACAGACTATTACCATAAGCTACACGAAGGACTTGATAAATTAGAAGGAAATAACAAGCACTTATTTACATACGCTGTACTAAATGCTGTGCGAGATATTGGCTATGAAAACGGAAAGCGAGCGACTAAAGAAGCAATGACTAATTTTTTAAATTGCACATAACGCCCCTTGTATGGTGGCGTTGTGAGGAACGAACTATGCACTATACAAATTGTTGTAGTGCGTTAAAAACTTAAAACAATTTAGAATGAATATAGAAGAAATGAAAATTCACGATTGCAGTAATAATACTACGATATTCAATACCGATAAATGGGTGAGGTATGAAGACTTTCAATCCAAAATAGAATCCCAACAAAAGCGGATTGAAGAACTTGAAAACAATATAATAACAGACAACTCTAAGATTAATGAAAACCTTTTGAAAGAGAATGAAGAGTTGAGAGAAAGGGTTAAACTCGTTTTGGATAGTTGTGATAATAATGAGAAAAACCAAGATTATTCAATAGCAACCGACTCAGTTAGGGCAATTTTAACCGATTACCCTATAGAACAACTACTAAACAACAAAGAGATATGATATTTACAGGAGAAATAAGATAGACCCTAAATCGGCATTATAATAATAAACAACTAAATAAGTAAGAGTATGGAATGGATAAACGTAAAAGATGAATTGCCACCCGATGGTATAAAAGTAATATTTTTAACAAAACACTACTTGCAATTTCCTGATAATACATTTACAGGAGTTTGTAGGGGACACGTAATGCACTTCTCTCAAAGGAAGTGTTTAGATTTTAATGAAGTTTACATGGATAAAGTTACCCATTGGATGCCATTACCTGAACCACCAACAAAATGAAAAGATTATTATGTTTAATAGGTTTACACAAATGGGAGATAAATAAATACACTATTAGAAAAGGTAAACGCCATCAAATAATAGTCGAGGAAGGTTTTGTTAGGGAGTGCGAATGGTGCGAAAAAGAGCAAAGGCTAGAAAGACCTAAAAAGTACCACCCTTGCAAATATGTATGGACTAATAAAACAGAAACAAAATGAAAAAAATATTTCCAATAGTAACGGGTTAAACAAATAGAACTATGAAAATACTAAAAAAAGAAGATTATAATACTGGTGAATTAAACTTAAACACTATGGAGAGAAAGCAAATTATAAAATGCTTAAAACTTTGTAGAGGTCAAAAAAGGGCAGCAGCCACAGTTTTAGATATAACAGAACGAACAATACATAATAAAATAGAAGCACACCAAATAAAAAAATATGAGTATATTAATTAATTTATTTTCATACAATCGTAAAGAAATGCTATTGAATTTAATCGATAGTTTAAAGGATCATAAAATTGTTATATGGGATGATTGCAGCGATTTTGATTTAAAAGATATTAGCGGTTTTTATAGGTTCGGTAAAAATTACGGCAAAAAATTAGCGTGGTTAAAGTTTAAAAAGATATTTAACAGTCTTAAATTAACTAATTATGAATACTATATTTTCTTACCGGATGATGTTGAATTATGTGATGACTTTGTAAGTAAAGCCGTTGAACTTTGGGATAGTATAGATGATCCTAGAAAAGCGTGTTTATCTTTTAGCCATCCAGATAGATGTTTAAAACCAAACTTTACCGGAATTAAATCGGTTGATTGCGGTGGTGTTATACGTAGTCAATGGACAGATTTAATGTTTATTTGTGGTAAGAATTTTATTAATGAAGTTGATATTGAAGAAATACCTTTGAGTAGATGGGAAGATAATGAATTATTAGGTAGTGGAGTTGGTTCACAAATATCTAATAAATTAGTTGACAAAGGATTTAATTTGTATAATGTTAAAGATAATTTAGTTGTACATTTAGGCAATTATAATAGTAAAATGAATACTGAAGAAAGGAAAATTAATAAGTTATGATTACAGCTAATATAGCATCAATTCCTTCAAGAGAAAAACAATTAATTAATACTATAAAAAGTTTAGTTAATCAAGTTGATAGGGTAAATGTTTGTTTAAATAATTATAGTAAAATACCTTTTAAACATCCTAAAGTAAATTATATATTATCTGATAATAGTTTAGGTGATGCTGGTAAGTTTATGTTTTTAGATGGTTTTGATGGTTATTATTTAACGTGTGATGATGATTTAATATACCATCCAACTTATGCTAAAGACATGATCAAAGCAATAGATAATTATGGAGTTGTTACCCATCATGGTAGAAGTTTTAAAACCTTTCCAATAGATAGTTATTATAACACAATATCAAAGCATAAAATAAGGTGTTTAGATGAAAACCCTACTTTAAAAATTGTTCAATTTGGGGGTACTGGTGTAATGGGGTTTCATACAAAAACGATTAAGCCAGATATAAAGATATTTAAACGGCCTAATATGGCTGATATATGGATGGGTGTTTGTTGCCATCATTTAGGAATAAAAATACACGCTTTACCACATAATGAAGGATATATAAAATACCAACAAGTAGATGGTACAATATGGGATAGTAAAAGCAAAGATGATAAGATTGAAACGGATATAGTAAATAATTATTTTATTTAATGAATTAATAAAAAAATAGTTATATATTTGTAAAAACTATATGAAGTCATATAGCACTACGAAATTATGAAGATACTAGGTACTAACTATTCATTATCTTTAAAAAGGAACACACAAAAGACCCGAACCGCACCTACTACTGGTGGTTGGGAGTCTTTTGGTGACGTAAAATCTAATGCTGGTGTTACGGTATCTAAACAAAACGCTATGAAAATAGCCGGAGTTTATTCAGCGGTTAGAATAATTACAGATTCACTTTCTTTACTACCTACCAGCCTATTTAAACAATCTGGAGATAACAAAATTAAAGATGTTAGCCATGCTTTAGGTAAATTACTAGGCAATACGCCAAATAGCTTAATGACATGGTATGTATTTTGGCAGATAATTATACCTAGAGTTTTATTATGGGGTAATGGTTACGCAATTATTGAATATGAAGGTAAAGGATCAAGGCGGCCAAAATCTATATTACCAGTTCCTTCAGATAATGTTGAAGTTAATGTTATTGATGGTGTATTGATTTATACTATAAAAATAGAAGGGCAGCAAGATTTAATATTAGACCAAACAAGCGTATTGCATTTTAGAGGTTTAGGTAATGATATTAAGGGTAAAAGTGTTATTGATTATGCTAGTGAAAATTTAGGACTAGGTAAAGCGGCTGAAGAATTTGGGGCTAAGTTTTTTGGTAATGGTGCTAATATGAATGGTGTATTAACTACTGACCAAGTTTTAGGTGATAAGGCTAGGGAAAATCTACGTACATCATGGCATGGTTCAAATGGTGGCATGACAAATGCACAAAAAACATCTGTATTAGAACAAGGTTTAAAATACCAATCAATAACTATTCCACCAGACCAAGCACAATTTTTAGCTACTAGAGAATTTAGCATTACTGATATTGCTAGATGGTTTAGTGTGCCACCACATAAGATAGCAGATTTAAACGTGGCTACTATTTCAAATATTGAACAGCAAGATTTAAACTTTGTTAAACAAGCTATTTTGCCATATTGTGTAAATATAGAACAAGAGTTAAACAGAAAATTATTAAGAGAATCTGAAAAGGGTACATACTTTTTTAAAAAGAATTTAGATGCACTTTTAAGAGCCGATATAAAGACACGTTACGAAGTTTATAAGACTGGAATACAAAACGCTATATTAAGCCCTAATGAAGTTCGGGCATTAGAAGAACTAAATCCGTATGATGGTGGTGATTCACATTGGATGCAAACTAATACTGCTCCAATAGATGAAAATGGAACTAACCAAAATAACGATAATACCAAAAACAATGGAAAAGAAGATAAATAACATAAGTGCAGAAATAAGATATTTTAATGAAGAAACAAGAGCAAAAGCGGAAGAATCAAGAACGGTTACATTTATTGCATCTACATCATCTAAGGATAGACATGGCACAGTTTTAAACCAAAGAAACTGGAATTTAGAAAACTTTAACAACAATCCAATTATAGGCTACCAGCATAATGTGTATGGTAATGATATGTGTAATGCACCTGATCCAGATGATCAATTAGGAAGTGCTAAAGCGTATTATGAAACGGTTAAAAAAGGAGTTGATGAAGAACAACAATTAATGGTAGATGTAACTTTTGAACCGGCAGATATTAACCCAAAAGCGGAAAAGATATTTAGAAAGGTTTTACATGGTTCTTTACGTGCGGTAAGTGTTGGTTTTGTGCCTTTGAAAGATGAAAAAGGAAGTACTGGAGAAGAAAGGGATGGGGCGTATCATTACTTTGGTCAAGAGTTATTAGAGGTTTCAGTTGTAAATATACCATCTAATCCAGATGCATTAAAAAGAAGTATGAGAAATTCTACTAGTAACGCCTTAACTTATGTTAGTAAAACATTAGGTAAAAGATATTCTGAGATAGAAGATATGAAGGTAAGAGATGTATTAGATTTATTAGATGGTCGAGCGATACAAGAAATTGTTGAAGAAGAAATAACAGAAGAACCTAAAGAGGTTAAAAAAGTAAATAATTCAAGAATGATTGAATTAGAATTAGCAGAAAAAGGATTGAAGGTAACACAATTAAAAAACCAATAATTAAATTTAATAATAATAACCGTTTAATGTTAAGCGGTACAAACTTTAAAAAATGAAGTACAACACAAAAGCCGACTTAGAAAAAGCGGCAAAGAGCTTAGAAGATGCTAGAGCAATAGCAGATACGGCTAGAAATGATGGTGAAAGATCAATGACTACTGATGAAGAGAAGCAATTCGATTTATACATGGCAGACCACCAAAAGCATGAAAAGAATGCAGAAAGAAAATCTCAATTAAATGGAGCTTTATCTGATACTGCTGAAAACATTGAAGAATTAGCTAGAAACAATTCAAAATCTACTGATGATGTTGCTGAAAATAAAGCAATGGCTAGACAAGTATTGAAAAACTACCTTTTAAAAGGTGTTAATGGTTTGACTAGAGAAGAAGTTGATTTTATGACTAGAGACCAGTCTGGAATTGTAACTACTGAAGGTGGATATACTATTGATGAAACAATGGGTAACAAGATTATTGAAACAATGGCTAACTTCGGTGGTATGCGTTCAGTATGTGATATTCTTACTACATCAAAAGGAGAGCAAATTAACTACCCAACTAACAACGATACAGCGAATGTTGGTCGATGGTTAGCTGAAAAAGGTGCTGCTACTCAAGGTGATACTGTATTTGGTACTGCTGCTATTAATGCTTGGACTGCATCATCTGATTACATTCCAGTAACAGCTCAATTATTACAAGATTCAGCTTTTGATATTGAAGCGTATATTGTAAAGATTTTATCTACTCGATTGGGTCGATTATCTAATACGGCTTATACTGATGGTTCTGGTTCATCTCAACCTACTGGTATTGTAAATGCTTCTGGATTTGGTACTGCTGCTGCTGCTGATGATGCTACTACATTCTTAGAAATGTTAGATTTGAAGCACTCAGTTGATAGAGATTACCGAGTAAATGGGACTTGGATGTTTAACGATAATACATTATTAGCATTAAAGAAAATTTCTTTAGCAAGTGCAAATCAGTCATTATGGCAGGCTGGAGCTATTGCTGGAGCGCCAGCAACAATAGATGGTCAAATTTATACAGTTAACAATGATATGCCAGATATGGCGGCTGGTGAACACGCTATTTTATATGGAGATTTTAAGCACTATTTAATTAGAGATGCTCAAGGAATCAATATTAGAAGAAGTGAACACGTTAATTTCTTGAAAAATGAAATCACTTTTGTTGGTGAGCTTAGAACAGATGGTAAGTTGTTAGATACTGCTGCTGTTAAGCACATGAGAATGTTGAAATCATAAGATTTATTCTTTGTTTTAGTTAACTTTAAAGGGCTGCTATTGTTTGTGGCAGCCCTTTTTTTAAACCAAATAGATATGAAAGTAAGATTTAATACAGTAATGGCTGGATCAAGAGTAGTTTATAATACGGAAGATGTATATGAATTGCCGACTGAAAAAGCAGAACGATTTATTGCTAAAGGTATTTGTGAAGCTGTTGAAGCTAAAAAACCAGCAGCTAAAAAAGCACCAGTTAAAAAGGTAGCTAAAAAGAAAACAGCTAAAAAATAATATTGTGAGTTATCAAATTACAGTAGAACCAACAACAGAGCCAATAACACTACAAGAAGCTAAAGACCATTTAAGGGTGGATTTTTCAGATGATGATACATTAATTACATCTTTGATTACATCGGCTAGAAAGTACTGTGAATATCATACTAATAGAGTTTTTATAACTCAAACATGGAGGCAAAATTGCGACTTCTTTACTAACCCTATACAATTATCTGTTAATCCAGTAATTAGTGTAACAAGTTTGAAGTATTTCGATAGTGCTAACACACAACAAACTATAACTGATAATGTTGATAATTACCAAAATGATTTAAATAGTGATGTTGCTGCAATTTATGAAGGTTTAGTTAATGCTTTTCCTTCGGTTTCATCAAACAAAATTAACCCTATTGAAATTATTACTGTTTGTGGGTATGGTGATGCTGATGATGTACCAGAAGATATTAAAAGTGCCATTAAGTTAATGATTGGTTGGCTGTATGAAAATAGAGAAGGTGTGAATGTGCCGGTAGCAAGTATGGGAACTTCAACACCTTTACCAGAAGTTGTACAAAATTTATTATCATCTTATAGAATTAGAGTTTTTGGATAAAAAGATATTAATATTATTGCCTATTTGGGGTCGTGAAAAGATAACTACTTTATGTTTTGACAATCTTAAAGAATTACAAAAGGATTTCAATATTGAGGTGCTTTGTGTGGTTAGTGAGCAATGGGCTAAATTATTAGCTTTAGAATATGGTTTTAAACAAGTTTCAGCACCTAATGACTGTCTAGGCACTAAAATGAATATTGGTGTTGAATACGCTAAAACTTTAAGTTTTGATTATATGATGAACTTAGGGAGTGATGATATAATTACAAAGGATTTATTCAAGTGTTATGAGCCATATTTTGAAAAGGAAATAGGAATATTCGGTAGTACTAGATTAACATTTATTGATAGTTCAACAAAAGAGGCTAAAGAATTTAATTATAGTATGATGATGGGTGCTGGTCGATGTATAAGAAAGGATATATTGATCGAGTATACTAAAGAAGGTATGTATGATAAGATACAAAATGGTTTAGACTGGAATAGTATGAAGCGGTTTAACGGCTTTTCACATACAGAAGTAGAAAATCCTTTTAATAGTATTTATGATATAAAGAGTGATCAAAATATTTGGGCATATAAAGAACTACCTACTGGTGAAAGTTTGAGTTTTGAAGATGCTGTAAGTGGTTTAACTACTAATCAAATTGATAGAGTTTTAGAATTATGATGGTTTCTGGTAGATTAGATAGAAGAATAACTATACAAAGTAAATCTGTTGTAAAAGATTCTTATGGACAAAAGATAACCACATGGGGTACATTTTTAACTGTATGGTCGAATCCAGTACAAAGAGATGGTAGGGAACAAACGGCAGACGATAACCGAACTACATTAAGGCCGGTTACATTTAGGGTAAGATGGAATAGCACAATAACAAATGAAATGAGGGTTATTTGGGAAGGTGATTATTATAAGATTGAAGATATAAAAGAGTTAGGAAGGAAAAAGGGTTTAATGATAATAACAATGAAATTAACCCAAACATAATGGCCAACGATAAGTTAAGCATAAGATTAGAGGGCGGTGTTAGGTTAGACCGTATATTGTCTGGAATGCAACAAAGGATAGCTACTAGGCTAGTTGACCAATCACTTAAAAAAGGGGCTGCTGAATTAAGAAAAAATGTTAAAAAATCTACTCCAAAAGATACTGGTCAATTAAAAAAATCTGTTAAAAGTGGACTTAGAAAAAAAGTAAATGTAGGGAAAGATGTTTTTTTAGGTGGTGTTTGGTTTCAGCAAGGGGCTAATTTTGGTGGTGCTGATGGTTACTATGCTAGATGGGTATTAAAAAGACACGCTAAAAATGCCTTTGGTTATAGAGGTGGTAATAACTTTTTAACTCCAGCGGTTAGAAGTTCAAAGGCTAAAGTAAGGAAGATAATAGGTGAACAATTAGCAGATAAAATAGTTAAGCAAGAACAACAAGAAATAAATAGGGCGTTATGATAGGCAAAGCAATACATTCACTTTTAAGCAATGATGCAGATGTTAGTGCATTGGTTGGCACTAATATATATCCTTCATTAGCTATTGAAGATATTGGTGTTAATTATATAGTTTATGAAGAAGAAAGCAGAACATTTAACGATTCTAAAGATGGTAAAAGTTGTGTTGATGATGTGGTTTATGATATAGGAATATATACTGATTCTTTAGCAAAAGCCAATGATTTAGGATTGAAAGTTAGGAATGTTTTAGATAGATATAGTGGAACGGTTGAAGGGTTAGATATTCAAGGCGTACAATTTATATCTGAAAATACAGAATATGATGACTCGCCAAATAGGGTATTTTTAAAAATGCAAAACTATTCGTTTAGGTATGATACTATTTATGCAACTTTGGCTAGAATTATAGATTTAACCGGATCAGCAGCATCCACTACTCAAAATGATTTGTTATGGTCTGATGTTGCACCTACTGCCGTTGGTTATGAGGTTTGGAGGTCTAATGATTTAGAAGGATGGACTTTAATTAATACAACGGCTGCAAATGCTACATCTTATTCTGATACTGGTTTAACATTAGAAACGCAATATTATTATAGAGTTAGGCCAACAGATGGGACTAATGGAGGTGAGTGGTCTAATATTATTGGTGTAAGGACTGATAATGTTGGGGTGGCTGCGTGTCCTATTGGTGCAGAACTTAATAAGACTGGCCAAACGGTTAGCTATGAAGATTTTGATGATGGATATTATGAAGATGGTAGAGATGTTGATTTCTTAACACTATCGAGTAACAACCCTCATGGCAACACTTTTAAATTTACAGATGAGTTAGGGGGTCAAACATTCACTAACGATATAGTAATAGATTGGAGTACTTACGATGGCACAAAGGCTTTAGGTTGGTGGCGTATTACGGATGCCACGTCAAGGGATTGGGCGAATATTATAGCTTACGCCTCGACAATAAGTATAGCTAGTTTTGTTAGTGGTTGGCAAGTACCTAACCCTACTCAAATACATTCTATATACAACTACGGTATTACATCCGGTAATGATAAAACAAATTACGTACCATTTAACGGTATGAATTTAAACGCATGGACTTCGACAACTATAAACCCATCCCAAACGACTAGAGCAATAGCATCGCAGTCAGCAACAACAAATTCTCCATTATTTTCATTTTTAAAAGCATCAACAAGATCAAGACATATATATTGTAGAAACTTCACTAACGCAGAACTAGGAATATGAAACACAACGGAATAATAGAGATTGAAGGAATTGAAAAACCTTTAACAAATCCAACTTTAGAAATTAGAAGTACCTATTTTGAGTGTATTTTTATAGATGAAAATGGAGATGAACACAGCCGACTAATAAAAGAAGGTAATGAACTATTTGATAAATTTGAATAATTAAAACCAATATAAAATGAAAGTAGAATTAATAAAAGACCATAAAATTAATGGTATAACTAAAAAGAAAGGTTTAGTTATTGGCGTTACTAATGGCAATGGTGAAATTTTAATTAAAAAGAAAGTAGCTATTAAGCATGGTGAGGTAAAAATCTACAAAAAAGTAGAAGAAGAAACACCAGAAGTTAAAGAAGAAAAACCTAAAAAAAAGGATAAATAAGGCAAATATTTAATTATATTTGTATATTAATAATAACCGTATATAGAAATACGGTACAAAAATAAAAAAAATGGCAATTAAAAACGGAACAACTATTGGTTTTTACGTAGGTGGAACTAAA